TGGTCGGTGAAAGAGGTCCAGAGTTATTCATACCACACTCAGCGGGTGTAATTCGCAACAACCATGATACAATGAATATGATGGGAGGCGGCTCTCCTGTTAATGTTTACCAGACAATAAATGTTGATGCAGGGGTATCACAAACAGTAAAAGCAGAAATGATGAATATGCTTCCACGCTTTAAATCTGAAACAATACAGGCTGTTGTTGATGGTAAGCGTCGAGGCAAAGCAATAAGTAAGGCATTTGCATAATGACGGCTCCAACATATCCATTGACGCTTCCATCATCACCGTACTACTCAAAATCCACATGGGCTTTGCAAAGAAAAACGGCTATCTCATTGTCGCCGTTCAGTGGCGCACAACAGGTGTTTGAATATGATTATGCGCTTTGGAGTGCCACAGTAACTTTGCCGCCTATGCTACGGTCTGACGCTGGAAATTGGCAAGCGTTCATTTTGAAATGTCATGGCAGAGTAGGAACCTTTTTAATCGGAGACCCAGATGCAAGAACACCAAGAGGAAATATCAGCGGATCAGTTACGTTGGGGTCGAACGCCTCTGTTGGAGATTATACTGTCACACTTGCAACCAGCCAAACGAGCCAAGTTAATGTTTTTCGTGCTGGCGATTATATTCAGTTTGGAAGTGGTGCTACATCTAAGCTCCATATGATTGTTGATGATGCAAACTCAGATAGCAGTGGCAATGTAAATGTCAACATTGAGCCAGCTATAAAAACCGCTGTGTCATCTGGGCAGACAGTTGTTTACAGCAACCCGAAGGGCGTTTTTAGAATGGTAAGCCCAGAAACTAGTTGGGATGCAGATGAATTGAGCAAATACGGTATCTCATTTGTGATCATGGAAGCACAGTAATGGATAATTTAGGACTTCATGATTTATTGTGGGTTGCCGCAACAGGTTTGATAGCGTTTTTTGTAAAAGCTATTTGGACAAAAATTGAAACGCTGGACAAAGAAATGAAAGAGGTATCAATGATGTATGTGCGGCGTGAGGACTACCGCGATGACATCCGCGACATCAAAGATATGCTTGGAAAAATATTTGATCGATTAGAAACGAAGGCAGACAAATGAATAAGAACAGATTCATCAAGCAAATGCGCTTCCATGAGGGCGTTAAGGGTAAGGTGTATAAAGACCACCTTGGAATTGAAACCATTGGCGTAGGCCGCAATCTGGTAGACCGTGGCCTATCTGAGGATGAAATAGACTACCTGTTAGCAAACGATATACAGATTGTAGAAAATGAGCTTGATAACGGCCTATCATGGTGGCGGGACTTGGACGAAGTGAGGCAGAGGGCATTGGCAGACCTTGCGTTTAATATGGGTTTGCCGCGCTTGCATGGCTTTGTCAAAATGCTGGATGGCCTACAGCGCAGAGATTACCATGCCGCCGCTGATGAATTGCTTGATTCCAAGTATGCAAAACAGGTTGGCGCACGGAGTGAGCGTGTCGCTCAAATGATTAGAACAGGTGAGGATAGTACGGATTTCTAATGTATGAGTACAAAATAAAAGAGGTCGCCAAAGTGGTTGATGGTGACACGGTTGATATAATAATTGACCTTGGGTTTGGCCTGACTAAAAAAGAGCGGGTCAGGCTGGTCGGTATTGATACGCCAGAATCAAGAACACGCGATTTGGAAGAAAAAGAGCTTGGGCTTGATGCCAAAGATTTTCTTGAAAGGCGCATGGCTGATTGTGAAAAGCTATGGGTCAGGACAGAAAAAGATGGCAAATATGGGCGGATGCTTGGGGAAATCTGGTGTGGTGTAACAAACATCAATGAAGAAATGGTCAGCCGTGGGTATGCTTGGGAATATGACGGCCGCAAAAAAGAAAAGAATTTAGATGATCTGAGAACCATCAGGGGCATTATCTAATGGAAGGTTTGTTGGTTTTGCTAGGCATCGGGTTAGCTCACCAGCATTTTTCAAAGCCAGATATTGCGATTGATGCAGAGGTTCAAAAGCAAATTGCTTATCAAATACAATGGGAAAGCAAGGGAAACTTTATTGCAACATATGGCGATGTGAATTGGGTCATTATAACGGATGATTGATGCGCACCACACAGTTGAGGTGTCTTATTTAATGGTCATCACCATGTGGGGTTTTACAGGCAAGGACTGGCAATTTATCGGAAATGAAATAGTTTTACAGCAAGCCATGACGCAAGCACAGTGTGAATTTTTAATCAGTGAGGAGATGTGGAAAGCAAACTATCAAAATGAAGACTATCTATTGATGGCACATTGCTTGCCGCAAGAGTGAAATGGCAGAAGAAAACAAAAAAAAGATACTGAATTTAAATGTCGGAGAAAACAGTTTTGAGCTTATCTTGCGGATATTAGGTAATGAGTTTGTCGCAATTAAAATTGGCTCAACAAATTTCAGCGGAAAATTGATAGCTGGCGGGATTTTGTTGTTGTTTTTCACATTTATGATTCTGGAGGTATTTGGGCTGTCGCAGGTCATGGGCGTTGAATAATGCCAAAGCTCAGTGAAAATACAGAATTGGCAATGCCAATACGCAATTTAATTGCATTGCTGATAGCGGCAACCGTTGGCACGTGGGCTTATTTCGGTGTCATTGAGCGTTTGAATACGATTGAAAATAAATTGATTCTGATGGAAACCGATCTAGGAATGAATACGGAGTTTCGTATCAAATGGCCGCGTGGAGAAATGGGAAGTCTGCCAGCCGATAGCGAACAGTTTATGATGATTGAGCATCTTGCTGGAGAACTAGAAAAATTGGCAGAAAACATTGAATCAGGCAACGCACCGCACGATCAGCAACAAAAGCTAGTGTTAGAATTTTATGATAGGCGACTAACCAAGATTGAAGATAACATTGAAAAGTTGACTAACAAATGATTGAAATGACGTTTGTTTTATTATTGATGATTGGTGAAGAGCGTGTGGAATACACTCCTTATAAAAATCTATCTGAGTGTTTGAATATTCGCCGCAAGATCAAGCGTAATGTTGGGCATACTGCTGACTTTGATAAGAAGTGGTCATGTAAGCAGTTGAAGGTTAGGCTTGAGGCTGGTGAGATTTTGGAGATATTGGAGGACGAATGATACAGGCGCTTATCGGACCTATTGCAAATCTTGCTGGCTCATGGATGGAGTCCAAGGTTGAGCAAACTAAAGCCAAGGGCAGAGTTGCACAGGCGAAAGCAGAAGCAGAAGCGGAAGTCATGAAAGTAGCCGCCACTCATGAAGCAGGGTGGGAGAAAATTATGGCTCAGGCGTCTGATAACTCATGGAAAGATGAAGCATGGACTATTTTGTTTATTGCCATAATTGCTATGTGCTTCATACCCCCGCTTCAGCCCTATGTTGAAGATGGGTTTGATGCGTTGTCTCGTACACCAGAGTGGTTTCAATGGGCAATGTACGCTTCAATCGGTGCGAGTTTTGGAATACGCGGGATAAAAGGATTCCGCAAGTAATGTCTGGCAAGAAAAGCCGCACAGGTTTATCCAATGTTCAGAACGTGCGGTTAGGCGGTCTGATAGCGGTTTTGTCTGGCAATGACCCATATGATTTTATTCTAGACAGTTTATTGCAAGACGAATTTGTTGCGCGAGTCGATGAAAAATTACAGATTACTGAAAAAGGCATGAAGGAAAAAGACAGGCTGATAACTCTGGCTGGCCTTATGGTGCAAAAGGACAAATCAACTTAATCGTCTGCATAAAAATATTCCTCTATCTCATCATCCGTCATTTTATCAAAATCTGGCAATTCGGGCTCAGGCTTTCGCTTTGGTGCAACAGGTTTGGGCTTTAATGGCCGTTTAAGGGGTCTAGGAGGCGGTTTGGGCTTTTTAGTGGGGGCTTGTGGGGTAAATATTGTTTCAAGCGTCCAGTAAGCGTTAGAACACTTATCGCAGACACGCTTGCGTTTTACCCCAACAGGTTTATTTGGTCTGCTGTTGACAACTTTTGAGTTTGGTGATTTGCAATTGGGGCAAACAATCATATTTTCATGGCTCTGTAATTTGCATTCATGCTACGCCAAGCCTCAATTTTTGCCTCTGCCGCAACCCTCAAAAACCTAATTTTTTCGTCAGCCGATATAGCCATTCTCATAGTCTCCAGATGTGCTATGTATCTTGGGTCAGCGTAAGCCTCACGCTCCTGTGCTGAAACAGTAGCGTCAACTGACTCTTTCATAATAATGGCTTTTAGTGATTTTCGAAACTCTTCTAAATAAATTCTCTCAGCTTTACATTTTGCCGCTTGCTCTGCTGTATCTCGCAAATAGTCAACAGCTTGTTCTACCTCTTTTTCACTAATCATTTTCATCCTCCTTGAATGGGCTACTTTTCCAGTATGCCTCAGAAATTTTCTGACCAAAACTTGGGTCATTTGTCATAGCTTTAAAAAAACTAAATTCATCACCTGTTTTGTGTAACATTATGTGATGCCGCAAACATAACGGTAAGACGTTTTTATCGGATGCTTTCATGCCCATGCCTCTCACACCATCCCAAGGCTTTAATAAATGATGGGCTTGGACAGCACCCAAACAATCCCTGCACTGTCTTAGGCAACATTCTTGCTCATGAATGAAGCCCAGATGTCCTTTGTTTTTATATTGTTTGGGCTTTTTCTTTTTCTTGGTTTTTTTGCGAAAATTAGACGTGATCATCTAAATGGTTCTCCTGCAAACCAAGCGACTAGCGACCATCTCTCACCTTTGGTTACTGGCATAACTTTGTGAGGCAAGAATGACGGAAATGCTACAGCAACACCAGCGTCAGCTTTCATCATTTGACTGCCCTCTGAGAAAAACGCTAATTCACCTCCCTTATAATCACTGTTCAACAATACTGAAACGCTAATTTTGCGGGTGCTAGCATCTCCAGTGCCAATGTCTAAATGCCAATCATACCCTTTACTGCCCTCACCATATCGAAGCAGTTGTGGACGCTCTAAAAGCCCTGTCACATTGAAGTCAAAGGTTTGATTAGCATAGACCGCAAGAACACAAAGCATTTGATCAATCGGCATATCATCAAATTTTTCATCTTCATTTATCAACCAAACATCAACATCACGTTTTTTCAAATCAACCACCTTTTGATCTGCGGAGTTGACCCTGCCCTGTTTGAGAATGTTGATGGGGTTTTTCGACATTGATATTAGCGCATCACATTGGGCGGCAGAAAACTCGCCACATTGAATAACGCCAATATCTTTGTCACGGAGATTTGGTGGGATAGCTAAACTCATTGCTCAAGCCCAAACAAAAAACATGAACTTTCCTCAGTCCACTGTGATTTATCCCAAGTCTGGCAATTCAAAACAGAGTTTATAACTACCACTTCAAGCATTAAGATGAAAAAAGCAAAGCATAGCCCTGCCAGTAAAACTTCCATGTATCGTCTCATTTGGTTGCCCTCCTGTTACGTTGACTAATCATATCACAGAGTATTTCTACTCTCGCAGAAATTTTTGTATGACCATTCTCAAACTGTGAAATGGTCGCTCTGTGCTTGTAGCCTAAGGCGGAGGCCGCCTCTTTTTGCGTCCACCCCAAAGACTCCCGCCATTTTATAAATTGTTGTGATGTCATTGTTTCACCATTGATTCAGCACTGAATGACCTCTGCCTTCAATGCAATTGTTGACCGCTTTGCGATAAGTTGGGAATATTGTGAAATCGACTTGCTTGGCTAACTCTTTGCACTCCATCAAGTCACGCTGAAATAACTGCGCCTCATCCTTAGATGCTCTTAAATCAACAACAGGCGTGTATGAACAACCAGTCATAGTTAAGACAAAAATAATTATGAACCACCTCATGACCTCACCCTCTCCATTTTGTTTACAAACTCAACAACCTGTTCAAATGTCATCCATTTGTAAGGCAAGTATTCTGCACAAATCATTACATCTGTAGGGTCAGCCCTGTTGACAAATCTGTGAGTAGCTTTGCGGATGCCTTCCTCATCTTCATGTTCGATTTCTGGCATATAGACCCAGCCTCTGTGTGAGAAGCTGGGCGCATTGTGATGACTAATCATTCTTCATTCTCCAAATCATATATTTTTTCACGGTCATAAAGACTGTTTTCAATTACACCAACTACACGGCGTAGCGCATAGCACTCATCCTCTGCAAGGCGCATAACTTGTGTTTGCACATTCGATGCAGATGGGTCAGAGGTGATGTTGACCATCACCTCCTCAAGACGCTGAGTTGCCCAAGTCATGCTGTCACCTCAACGTAATGTTTGTTGTATGAACCCTCAACGCGGGTGCCTTCACGTCCAAGGGCAAAGCCCTCATAGTAGCCCTCATAAGGCTGACCTGATGGCGCATTCTTCCACCAGTATTCAGCTTTGACAAAACGGTTGACCGTCCACAGCTTTAGCTTCTTGCTGTATGTCAGGGTGAATAAATCTTCATCCCAAGGCTCGACAAGACCTGCCTCAACTAGGTCTGTGTCATCTTCCACAAGGCAGAAATGCTTGACATAAGTGCGACTGTACTCATCATCAGCAATCATCTCCATGGTCACATCCATGTTAAACTCAAGCAAATCTTTCAGGTAAGGAATGCCAAAACGCTGAATGCTTTGACGCTGATTAAATGTGATGTTTTCCACAATGTAGACTTCACCACCCTTGTTTGCCCAACGAGTCCCTTTTGACTCTTGATACTGTGTGATAACAACTAATTTCATTTTCATTCTCCGTAGGTTAGAGGGGTGGCTGTTAAGCCACCACCTTGATTTCGTTGAAAGTGTCCTGTTCTATGCTGATGGCCACCATGTCAACCTCACGACCTCTGTCGTTGTATGTTTCGTAGAACTGGCTAACCAAAGCACCTTTTTTCTCAAGGCTACCGATAACACCGCGATAAACTTTTGGGTCAAGGTCATGCTTTGAAAAGATAGTGCCGCACTCTCCTGTACCGTCTGTGGTCAACAGAAACGTATCAGGGTGGGCATAACCATCTTCATCCTGCCATGTGTCGCCATGTGCATTAGCAAGGATGTTCAAAACATTCATTTCCATTTCAGTGTAAGCAGTCATTTTCATTCTCCGTAGGTTATGTGGTGGGTTCGGCTTCGAACCCTATAGCTCCCTTATGAACCCTTTTTTCTGAAAAGAAAAGCGTTTTTTTCGTTTTTTTTCGATTTTTTTTCTACAGTGGAATTTTTTGAGAAACCCAATAAGGCTCCATCCGTCTTGTCCACTTGTTAAAACCCGCCTTTGCATACTGATAATATTTTCGGTATGCGGTCACAGTGCAATCATCTTTGAAAACATCTGGCATGCATTGAGGCGGTTCAGAGAATTTTCCTTGAGGTATTCGGAGTGGCGTGTGACCCAAGGCATCCATCATGCGGCTTGCTGAGTGCCATTTCTGTGGAGTATAGGTTGAGCCATACCTGTGAAAATACTCTTTATTCAATTCATCAAACAGGCTCGACAGCCAGAGATAATTCCCAGATGTCGCCATGCACCATTTCGTACTAGGGTGATACTGGAAAGCTGTTTTGAAAAGGTCATATTTTTCGCAGTATTCAACAGGGCTAAGATACCTGTGAGCGGTGCATAACATTTGCGCTGTTTCCAATATCATTTTGACAACGTGTTTATCATTGTGCATTTCAGCGCAAGTCTTTGGGTCAGGGTGCAAGTAAAATATATTCATTAGGCTGGCTCCCATTCTCCAAGGCAAGTTTCTTTGCCATCTTTTCTTTTGACTAAAAGGTTATTGTTTTCATCAAGTTTGCGTGTGCAAACAAGATTTAATTTTTCTGCCGCATCTTGATCCAACACGCTGTTGATTTTTTCATATTGATCTACAATAGACATCCAAGTTTGTTCATTTTCTTCACGCAACTCTGGCTGTCTATGAAAAACATCAACATAATCTTCCCTCATTTTTAACAGGGTTTCACGATCCTCACGGCTAAGAAATTCAGTCATTGTTATCTCCCAAAGTGAAGGTTGATTTTTTGGAATGCTCAAATCTGGCTTTCATTTCATTCATTGATTTTTGAACCGCTGACTCGATGGCGTTCACATCTGTCATCGTGTATTCGTACTTTTTTGGATTTGCTAAATCAGCAATCTGTTCAACAGCACGAATAATCCTGTTAACACGGCTTTCAACCTCTTCTTTGAAATGAGCGCGTTTTGTTGGATTTAACACTTTGTAGTCCATTTTTTGGTCTCCTTGCTAAAATTTATCGCCCTAGGAAGCTCACTGAGCGGCCTTGAGCGACCCCCCGTGGGGGTTTGTATGTCTGGATATTCAATCCAGCTCCTCATCTTCCGTATCGTGCGGAATCATATAATTTGGTATCTGCCTAACCTTATGGCGTTTGAAATTTTTGATGTTGGTGAAAATCCAGCCGCGCAGACCGATGCCCTTGGTTTCCACCAGTTTGCCGCAATCGGTGCAGACAAAGTTGGCTTCACCATATTGGGCAAGCATCACCTCGCCAATTGTCGATGGCGGCATAGTGCATATTGCACAGGTATCGCCATGCCATATCATCTTGCCTGATTCCTCTATCTCAATCAGGTCATTATGCCTTGGGTCAAAGGCCGATGTTTTGCCGTGATACTGGTTCTCAATAAAATTGTCCTGATAGTTGAAATATGGCGCAGATGTTTCCATGGCGATGGATGACTTGTCAGCGGCCAACGCCTTGGCGGTTGCGGCGGTCAACAGACCCAACATATGGATGCTATTGCGTTCACTTCTGCTTCTGTCTTGACTGGCTTTTTTTCGCGCTACCCTTTCCTCATCAGTCAGGTTCAATCTTGGCTTGTCTCTCAAGGCTTGATTGTTGAGCCTTGCCTGCTTTGATTGTTTGGCAACTTGCTTAGCGGCCTGATGGTCGTAGCCCTCAAGCCCTAATTCACGCTGTATTCTGATTGGCGAATGGACAGGCAAATCGTTGTTGGCAGATTTGACAGGCTTTGCCTTGGCCTGTTTCGGCAACGCGCCGTAGGAAGCCAAGACCTCTAAACGGCGTTTGGACAATCTTGGCTTCCTCGACATCTAGCCCTCCCTCTTGATATAATAACCGTAGACTCCACGCCTGCCCTCACGCGAACAATCGTAAGTGTCGCGCAAGACACCATCGATAAATGCCGCCAGATGCTTGCTGAGACGCAATATCAATCTGCCGCTGGGCAACTCGTCAGACCTGACGTGATGGGTCATGCCCTGTCCAACTTGCATGGTTGGAACCCAATCAAATCCCAAGCTCAAGATGTACTTGTGATAGACGTGATAGAAGTTACCGTTGCGCGGCGTGGCACCATCTCTGGCTACAACCTTGGCGGCTCGACTACGACTTGTCACAGCGAACTCTTTGTTCATCTCAAACAGGGTGTCGTAGACTTCTTGATATGGAAGCTGGGCGGCGATGGCGATTGCGCGAACAACGCAATCACCTGCTGAGCCTTTATACCCTGCCTCTGCTCTGCCACCATCGTCTTGGACGAATTTTGGTGGGTTGAAATCTGAGCCTTGAATACCTCGTAATTTTGGCATCGTTACACCCCCTCTGGAAAATCGTAATCAATCTTGATTTCATTTTTGTCGATCATCCAAGCTAACTTGTGAGCAACATCTTCAAGATTAGGGCATTCAAAATATCTTGCGCTTGTTTTCGGATCGATGGCTTCCAAACTATAAAAGCCTCCAACCGCCTCAATACGCCAACCAACTTTTTTGGCTAAGATTTGAAGTGTCTGCATTTTTCATTCTCCGTAGGCTGTTAAAAAAAGGTTCTTTTTCGAACCCGATGATTTGTTATAAAAAATATTTTTCGAAAAGAAAAGCCCTTTTTTTCGTTTTTTTCGATTTTTTTTTGATATTTTAGAAAAAATATGAAACCACCTTTAATCGCGTTTTAAGCGTCACTGGCTTGCTTCATGATTTAGACAGTGGATTGTCCATATATGGTTGCTAGAGCAATTTTTTTGCTCAGCCCAAAGATACTGATGGAAATAAAAAGCCCCGCTAAACTGGGAAAAACAGCCTAGCGGGGTAGTCATGGGAGGAATCGTAAGTGCTTCTTACACACTCACGATACCACACCTACGGATTTTCTAAAATGGGTTGTCAGGTTTTGGCTCAATCTCTGGTTCAGAATTTGGGTGAGGTTGAGCAAACCCTGATTGTGTTGCAGTGTGCGCTGTGGATGTTGGTTCATCATCTTTTTTCTTCACGCCGATAGATGTGAACTCAATTCCTGATTCCCTTGCTGTGCGTTTTTTCCCAAACATCATGTAGACACCATTTGAGTGAGTTTCAAAATCGCCTATCATGTCAGGTGAATTTTCATTTCTCTTTTTACGATTTGGTGACACCCTGCCCACCTTTTCGTAAACATCAAAATATGTTTCACCATTTTTATTGTTATGAGTTTGCGTGATAATCATCACACGCTCTGAACCCTCGACATCGATTTTGCCTTGACGATAAACAGTTGTGTCTGCGGCTGGGAATAATGCACCAGAATTGGTATTGTCGTATTGTTTTTCAGACATCTAACGCTCCTTGATTTGGGTCAACGGTGGCTGGCTTCCAAGGCACGTCCACCAACTTGTATTTGCCTTTGAATTTAGACTGCATGATCTGTGGGTCTGGCTTCAGACATTTTAATTCATCTGGCGACACGACCATGACCTCATCCTCATGTTTGATTAACAAGCCACCTTTATCGATGGCTTGCTGAATGTGATAATCTCTGACAGATGCGTATCGCCCTTTCCAAAGTTTTTTGACACGCACTGACAGCATTTGACTAAGATTGACTTGCCCTGACATCATTTGCATCTCCAAACATAAATGGTTTTGGATTGCTTGCTTTTGATAGCCTTGGTTTTGCCGCTAGACTTGCCATAAGTAGAATCAATCGCGTGTTTCAAATTCTGAGCATAACCCTTGTCTGGAACAATAGCCCAATCACCAATTTTCATGTTTCTAGCCAGACAAGCAACAGAACCGTGTTTTGGCCTGTTGCCCCAAGCGCGTGGTGGTATTTCGCATTTTTGGTCAATTTTCAGAAAATTCACCTTGCTAGGAAGCTCACTGGCTTGCTCTAAAGAACCACCGTGGACGATTGTATGCCTGAATAACGCCTTCAAGTTGTCAACAATTCTACCCATGACTACGCCGCCTTTCCAAATAACTGTTCCAAATCGCCCAATAATTTTTTCTTGTATTCATCTGGAACTGGTATGCCTGTCAGATTATCAGTCAATCTGATAATGTAATCGCTGACTTGTTCAGCAACGATTTGATTTTCTGCCATACGGATTAGTTCCTTGTTCATGTCACGATTCATGAACTGTATCCATGACTCAACATTATCAAAACTGCTGACTTTTCTGCCTTTGTGATCAATCACATCGAAAATTGGATTGCCATTTTCATCTTCAAAGCCAGCAAACCTTTTTGACTCTATATAACCATCTGATTGCTTTTCAGGTTCATACTTGCCCTCATATATATCCAGACCAAGACCAAACATGGCGATGGTTTTTACAAGACATCTCATTTTGGCATTAGCAATATCAACAGCACTAGGATTTTTTACAGCTTTGTTGTTGTAATCCATGACTGCTAGCCACATTTCGCGGGTCACACCATTGATTGTGACCTGACAGTGAACTGATGCTGATGTGTCAGCGTAATACATACAGTCATACAGCTTGCCATCACGCTCAAATGTGCAGAACGTATAGCTGGCATCTGGATAGCGGTTCATCAACTCACGCCAACATTTTGACCAGTTATAGTAGTGAAGCTGATACTCCTCCTCGTACCATTCACCCTTGTCATTTTTCTTGTTTCGTCTGTGAGTAATCGCATCAACATCTCTGTTATCGACCTGATGCTTGGTTAGATTTTCCCATATTTCTTTAGAACTCATGTCATCCTCCAAATGTTTTTTGCATTGAGTTTGTCCTGTTTTGACCAGTACCAAGAGTCAAAATTAGGGTAGAAAAGCTGACAACATTCGATAATGTCATCAGAATAGCTCAAAACTCTTTCAAGGCTTTTTGCGGCCTGTTCAACAGTTTTGAGGTGGCGGTCAACATTTTCGATACGAAACTGTCTGACCTCTTTGTGGGTGATGTAAGCCACCCAAGGCTCTTTGCCTGTTGCTTTAGCGTATATGCTAAGCTGTCGGCTGTCAGAGTCAGGCACTTTAGATAGGGCATATGATTTTGTTTTTAGGTCAATCACGACATCTTCAAACAAAAGGTCATAGTACCCAATAAATGGAACAGCCAAATCATCAAAGGTTATTTCAACCTTGCCCTGACTGCTCTCAAATTTTCGATTGTGGCAAGCATCAGTGAAGGTAATACTTGCGGCATCGATACAGCGCATCAGATGGGTTTTTTCTTTGTTGATTTTTTCAACATCAAAATCATCCGCATACTGTCTTGCGCGTTCATCAAACTCTACTTCTGCAATGTGCTTAACGCTCTCCATGGAAGTGACATTTTTAGATATGTAAGCCGTCAACGCCTTATCAGCCGCAATGCCTCTCCAAGCGGCGGGTCCCGCAATCGATGGATACCCTGCTAGCTTCAGCATGCACATGGCTGGTTCTGATATGAAAAGATTTATGGTGGACGCAGACAGATGGTCTATATTGTGTTTAGTAAATGGATCATTCATAATATACCTCTTGGGATTTTATCAACTTGCTGATTATGAACGAAAAAATATGAAAAGAAAACCCCCAAAGTATCGCAATCAGCCTACTGTGATAGACGGTGTTCGGTTTGCCTCAAAAAAAGAGGGAGAGCGATACAAGATTTTATCTTTGCTTGAATCTCAGGGGCGCATAGATAATTTACGTCTACAACCAAGGTTTGCTCTCATGGTCAATGGGGTTAAAATAGGTGACTATGTTGCAGACTTTCAGTACGACCTGTCTGGCAAAACAGTGATTGAAGATGTGAAATCACCAGCCACTCGCACAGCGGTTTATAAAATAAAGAAAAAGATTTTAGAAACTTATGACCCGCCAGTGGTCATAACAGAAATTTATTGATATACTGTATGAAGTTGCTGGAACACCGCCTTGCAGAAAGGTAAGACCAGCGATAGAGGGGCAGTGAGTGGTGACCTTGGTGGTCTATACCCTGCCCCTTGTCTAGTCATCTGACACAAGCAGTCCATCAGGGCTATCTGAGAGGTAGCCGATGGTAGTAGCGGAAATATTAACTGGAATTGCGCTTGTTCAAAAAAGTGTTGAGTTCATCAAAAGCAACATCGACACAGCCAGTGACATTCGGACGATTGCTGGATCAATCGATGATTTAATCCGTGGCACTGAAGAATGCAGTAAAGCCAGAAACAAAAAATCAGGCACAAGTTTGGCTGACCAGTTTGGCGTTGAGAGTGTAGCCAAAGAGGTCATTGATGCGCGTCTAGCTCAAGAGAAGCTCAACGAAATTAGAACATTGGTTGACCTAAGGTTTGGTCATGGAACTTGGGCTGGAATCATTGCTGAGCGCAATAAGCGCATTCAAGAGGCAAAACAGGCTGAGTTAGAAGCTAGACGCATCAAACAAAAAGAATGGGAGCAAACTCAAGAAATGTTGATGTTAGCTTTCGGTGTGGTTATTCTGATCATGGCGGCAGTTGGCATAGCTTGGTTAGTGACAAGAGGTTAGAATGGCAAAAAGATTATCAGCAGACAGCAAACTTAATCCAGCAGATTTAGATGGCGATGGGGAGATAACAAACTCAGAGTTAGACCGTCATGAGCGCATGATACGCATTGAGAACAATGACAAACTGCAAGACCAGCAAAGGCTTATCTGTTGGGTGAGTGTGATATCCAGCGCGGCTTGTATTGGTCTGGTCATATCGCCTCTGATTGCAGACGCAAGGGTTCCAATGGTCACGGCGTTGCTGTCAACATACGTGGTAGCAAACATGGGCATCGTAGCGGCATTCATGGGCGCCACAGCATTCACCAGAGCAAAGGAAGCTGGCTCTCAATGAGCCGATGGAAATCAAGAAAAAAGCCAATTCCAAGATACGAAAAGCAGACTGCAAAAGTTCACACTGGACATAACTGCAAAATTTGTGACTCACATCTGGCTTGTTATTCATACGATTTTGGCAAGACTTGGTATTGCCCAGAGCATAAACACTTATCTCAGAAATCATAAAAATTTTTTGCTTTTCTTCTAGATTGTTTCGCCCAATAATCGAATCAGACTAGAGGAGAATGAACAATGTCTTGGGATGCGATTGCTTGGGCGGCTAGCCAAAAGGCTGGCGGCTCAACTGATAAACTCATATTGATAATCTTAGCAAACTTTGCCGATGAGAATGGGGCAAGTTTTCCATCTCACAAAACCATAGCCTCAAAAGCAGAATGCGGTTTAAGCACCGTAGAACGCGCACTGAAGCGACTGGAGAAAATCGGCCTCATTTCCATCACGCCTAGATTTGACAGGTCTGTTGAGGGTTCTAATCGTCAGACATCGAATAGTTATGTGCTGAAGATGGGGGTCACCAATATGACAGGGGGGAGGGGGTATCAAAATGATGACCCAATAACCAGTCATAATAAACCAAATAAAGGTTTCAGGTATCCTTCAGGTTTTGAAGAATGGTGGAATGCTTACCCGATAAATAATGGTTCTAAAAAGAAATCATACGAATTATGGTTGAAAGCAGTAGACCAGTTTGTAGATGAAAAAGAATTATTCATACGCACTTGTCGATTTGCGCAAACTCAAAAAGGCAAAGAAACAAAGTACATACCACATGCGACTACTTGGTTGAATCAGCGCAGGTGGGAAACTGTCGATATGACAGAAAAAAAGAAAACACTAAACAGTCTAGCAGGATAAGAGAATGAACTTAGCAGAACATGGAATACATTTAAGAAACAAGTCAGTTGGAGATCACAAGACAATTTGCCCACAATGCTCTTCAAACAGAAAAAACAAAACTGACCCTTGTTTGTCAGTAACCTTGGACAGCGATGGCGGGGCAGTTTGGAAGTGTCATCACTGTGATTGGGTTGGAAATATACCAAGTAATAATCAAGGGCGATTTGACCCAAAGCCTGTTATCTACCGCAAACCAAATCTTCCACCAGTTGAACAAAGGCAAGTCCCAGATGCGCTGGTGGATTGGTTTAGCAAGAGGTCAATACCAGAAAAAGTCTGGCGGTCATTTGGTATCTATCTCGACACCAGAGGCGCAAATCAGGCGAACATTGCATTCCCCTATTTTTTGGACGGTGATGTTGTAAATGTGAAGTATCGGTCATTCGATAAGCAATTCCGACAAGAGCCAAAGTCAAGGCGCACTTTGTATAACATCGATAAGGTCAAGTCGAATTGGGATAGTGGAAAACCTAAAACTATTATTTTTGTTGAGGGTGAGATGGATGTTCTTGCTATGGCTTGCGCTGGATATGATGCGGTCACCCTGCCTGACGGTGCGCCTTCATCAGCTAAGTTTGATGAACAAGATAAGCGTTTCACAGCCTTGCAAGCTAGTGATTGGATTACAGACGCAGAAAAAGTCATCATCGCAGTTGATATGGATGAGGCTGGCGGCAATCTTGAGCGTGAACTAACTCACAGGTTTGGCAAACATCGTTGCTTTAGAGTTTCATTTCCAGAAATGTACGACATCAAATGCAAAGATGCGAATGAGACGGTCATCCAACATGGGGCAGATATTTTGGCAGAATGTGTCGCAAATGCTGAGCCCTACCCAATCGATGGTGTTTACCATGTCAAAGATTATTTTAGTCAGGTGATGAATATTTACACTGGTAATATTCAGAAGCCAATATCAACAGGGTTTCAAAGTCTTGATGAAATATACAAAGTCATGGCGGGTACATTCCAGCTTGTCACTGGAATACCAAATCATGGAAAATCTAACTTTTTAGATCAGTTGCTTTTGAACCTTGCCAGAAAGCATAACTGGAAACTAGCCATGTTTTCACCAGAACATTCAGCCAGCTTGCATATTCGTAGATTGTTGGAAAAAGTGAATGAGAAACCATTTGATCAAGGCATCAATGAAAGAATGACAGAAGATGAACTCAGGTCTGGAATTGAGTTTCTAAATGACAGATTTTTCTTCATCGAAAATAAAGATGCGGTTCCAGACATTGATTGGGTCTTAGAAAAGGCTACAGCGGCCTGTGTCAGGCATGGCATCAACGGCGTGGTGGTTGACCCATTCAATAAGATTGCGCAAAACAGGGCGGCTTCAGTGCGCGAAGATGAGCACATCAGAGATGTGATTGCCAAGTGTCAAAAGTTTTGTTCATCACACAACGTGACCTTTTGGATGGTGGCGCATCCACACAAGCTGTATCGTAGTGAGTCTGGTTCTTACAATGCCCCATCTCTGTATGAGGTAGCTGGGTCTGCTCATTGGAATAATATGTGCGATGTTGGAATGGTTATTCATCGTGATTTTGATGAAGGTGTTACCAAGGTGATAATGAGAAAAGTGCGTGAGCAGGGATTGTATGGTGAGATTGGCGAAGTGGAATTCACATACAATACAGTCAAAAGAATTTATGAAGAAAAAGAGGTGGGGCAAAAAACCCCACCCCGCAAGTATTGGGATGACTAGGCGGCTAACCGCATAAAGTCACGCGTTTCCATTTCGATGACACCGCCACCGATTTTTTCTAATTCGGTAGCCCTGTCATATGATGCACTGTCTTGGGCTGTGCGGGTCACTGCATTTGCAAAACCCCAGCGGCTCAAGTCACCATCACGGATTAGGTGTTCCAATACACTGTCTTGCTCTTCAGACGTGATTAGAAACCTCTTAGACAGGCGTTCAACAACTTCAGTGACCTCACCTTCAATAATGTCCTCAGAGGCCGCTACAAAGCCATCTGCGATGCGTTTGATGGTCTTTGGATCACGCGCTGTGTCGATGACATCACGCAAGCTGGACAGCATGGCCTTGTCTTCAAGCATACGTGTTTTATCAGAGATGATTTCACAACTGTCATTATCAACAACCAATTTAGGTCCAGAATGATATTTGCGTGCCTGATAAATATTCTCAGGCAACACCATTCCATTGGTGCAAACCAAACGATGCACAAACAGGACAACTGAACATGAACCCCAGCCCACTTCAGAGTTGCGCAACATGACGCCAGCTTCCACAACATCACCCTTTGCAACTTCAGCTTGAGCAAAAGGAAAGCTGATTTTTATGAACATGTTGTAAGGTGTGATGTCGCAGGACTGAACCTCAAAATCTTTTTCAGCAACCTTTGGCATCAATTCCTCAATCACAACATCATTATCGATGCGGCGATAGCGGTCTGACAGAATAGCTCTAGTGAAATTGCCATGAGCAATCTCATCATGGTCAAAGTTGTTTATCTGACGCAACAGATGTTTGCCAGATCCGTCAAACCATGCGTTCACATTATCAGCAAGCAACTGGGTATTTTCCTCACGCATCTTTTTGTAATATGCACGCGGTATGCCCAAACGTCCTGCAAGCTGGTCATGTGCTACCTCAGTCAAAGTTGAATAAGGGTGAATGTCAGGTATGCGATGGAAGATGTCCTTGCCATCAGATGTCATGCGCAGATTGTTGCCTGACACAACAAAGTCATCTGCTGTTTTAGATGTCGCCTTTACTTTGGCGGCTAAAGTTTGAAAGTCTAAACCCTGTCTCATGTCATTCTCCATTAGGGTTAGTGGTTGAAAATTTGGGGGTGTGTCAGGCTACCTCCAATCATGCCTGTTTCTCACACACCCCTCCTACGGAAAGAAAATTATTTAGACCATCCGCTAATCACGGAATAGCAGAGCATGTAACCAAGTTCACCATGCTCCCAAAAGCCCTCAACGCAAGCATCAAATCCAGTGGACTGCGCTACAGCTTTAGCAGTCTCCAAGTCCCGATAGACTTTGTCCTCTGCGGCTGAGTTAGGAAAATTTACCAAGCGCACTTTATAAAACATCTTCATTCTCCTCTCTGGGGGTGGCTTACGCCACCTCCCCTAAACGCTCAAAACCAACACCTTTGACGATGAAGCATTTGCCATCTTCATCGCGGATAACATCACCAACTGAAACTGAACGCATCCTCTTAATTTCCTTGATGCCTTTTGTTTCGCTGAACGCATCTCTTGTGGTGTAACCAAGATTGCCAATTTCAAAAACTTCATCAAGGTCATCTGCTTCAATTTCACAAACCACTTCGTGGTGCTTTAGAAATGTTGATGGATGAACTTTGCCAAACATCATTCCATCAAGATAAAGATTTTCAACACTCTTGTCCTTGAAGTTGCCAAGTATATCTAAGTGTGGCTCAATCTGAAATTGTGTGACTGTGTATTTCATTTTCATTCTCCGTAGGTTGTTTAGGTTCGGCCTCGAACCCTTCAATAATTATGTTATAAAAAACTTTTCTGAGAAAAGAAACCCTTTTTTTTGCTTTTTTTCGATTTTTTTTCGTATACAGCTAAAATCTTGGGTAGAGCAAGAAAATTGCCCTAAACTTTTTTTTGACAGGTTGTATGGAAAGTGCATAGAGGCTGTCAGTGACGCTTAAAGCAACGCTAAACAGCTAATGAAAAAGGGGCGACACACTTGGGATATGCCGCCCCACTCAGAGAATGAAGCGGTATTTTGTCTTAGAAAACACCAAACGTCAATACAGTTGTTTGTCTAAACCAAGTCTGTTAAATTCCATTTGCAGTAAATTTTCAGAGGAAAAATCATGGATATTAAATTAGTCAGTCCACAGGACATACTGCCATATCAGAGCAACCCCAGAAATAACAGTGAGGCTATATCTGTTGTTGCGACCAGCATACAAGAGTATGGCTTTAGACAGCCAATCGTTATCGATGAAGATAATATCATATTGGCGGGTCACACTAGGCATCTTGCGTCTTTAGAATTAGGTCTTGATGCGGTCCCTGTTCATGTTGCGACAAACTTGACTGAGGCTCAAAAGGCATCTTTCAGATTGATGGATAATAAATCATCTGAAATGTCCACTTGGGATAGGGATATGCTAAAATCTGAGTTAGCTAAAATTGCTGACTTTGATATTGATATGCAACTAACTGGATTCAGTCTTGAAGAAATAGCTAGGCTATCTGGCGATGCGTTGTTACAATTTGCTACAGAAGTTGATGACAGCGACCCAGTTGAAGAAGTGCTTGGCGATTATGAAATCACCAATGTCAAGATGGTTCACTTATATTTGAACACTGAGACAGAGCCTGAATTTAGAGAAATGTGTGCCGCCTTAGAGTCATCAATGGGTACTGAAAATATGACCGATACTGTTTTCAAGGTGATAAAGAATGCATACAGCGCGACCCAAAACCCTGTCTAATGCTAAAAAAGTTGAAGTAGAAGCTAAATGCAGTTTCGATGAGTTTGCGGAACGCGCTGGCACTTTCGTGAATGAGTCTGAAATACACACGCTCATAAACTACGACTGCGATGCGTATGACCCTGATGGCAACCCATTATTCTTTTTTCGCAAGGGTGTTCTTGACGCAAAGGTTTGCAAACAGGCGTATGGTGCTTTGCGTAAGGCGGCGGCTGTAACAAACAACAGGGGTGATGCGGCTGGATACTTCAATCCAAATCAAGACCCAAAATTTAGCTATCAAGGCTTTGTTGGTAATGGCAAGTCAAAAGCAAAACAGTTTCAAAGAATAAAAAAGGATGGCACTGTTTCCAAGACCGCTACAGCGAAAAGTGTTGAAAGCGGTATCATTGGATACTTTGACAGAAATGTCAGGATGCCATACTGCCGAACAACAGCTTGGACACAACATCATCTTGAGGAATTCAAGTTATCAATACCGTACATTCAGCAAATTTCAGATGAATTCAAAAAAGCCTGTCCTGAAAGATGGGAAGCTCAACATCAGGTCTGGTCTGATACACACCCTGACTTTCGTATAGACGATACTGTGTTCACCACAGTCACAGTGAACAGAAACTTTCGGACAGCTATTCACTGCGATGCGGGTGATTTTAAAGGAGGGTTAGGTAATATCGCTGTTTTGCAAGCTGGAGAGTTTGAAGGCGGGTATACCTGTTTGCCAAGATATGGAATTGGGTTTGACGTAAGAAATACAGATGTTTGTTTCTTCAATGTCCATGAGTGGCATGGCAATGTAGAGTTCAAAGCTAA